AAATTACGGGCGGGCTTGTGTTAACAGGTGCTTGTGCATCTGGGTTTGGTATTGAACTTTTACCAAATGGGATTCCTATGCCTATTCCAATAGCCATATTTAAACCTCCCTAAATCCGTAACCGATTACACTTCCGCTTGATGGTGTTACTGCTGCGATTGGGTCGCCATTAAACATAGGAATAACTGTTCCTAAGCTTAATGTTTTGCCTGATAGATTGTATTGGGTTAGCAAGTTTTGACCGCCTGCGCTTGTTAAAACGCTTAACACGCACTCAGTATTAACTACTAAGCAGAAAAATCTATGTCCTGTGGTAGCTGCATCAATTAAACGCATTCCATTGCCACCTAAAATCTTGTTTGAATCTGTCATATCTTTAAATATTTTATTTTGTTATTATTTTAATTTGAAGGTACTGCGCATGAATTATATGTGCTTGGAACATTTAAGGTTATATTAGCAGTCCACCCAGCTACTTCATCGCCTTGTGAATCCATAAAAGGGGTTAAAGTAATGGAATCTTGAATTAAAAATATCTCACTCGGATTTCTTAGTTCTATGATTACATCCTCTATCATTTGTAAAGTGTCACTCATTACATCATTCTCATTAGATAAGTCCTTTTTAACTATATCCATAACCATTAACTGAAAATTCAAAGCAATTACCTTGTAAGAAAAGTTTGAAGGTGCTACATCAGCAAATAATACAGGGTATTGCATAGGACTTTCAGTTCCTAAGTCAGCAATATCACCAAAAAAAAAGCTATTTATTTGCTCGTGATTTGTTGCTATTGTTTGCAACTTGGCTATCAACTGATTTAAAGTGACCTTCATATTTCTTTACAAATTGTTTTAATTTCTCTACGTTTGTTTTATTCTTACTTCCTGATTTTCTCATGATAACCATCTTTTTGGGTTGTTTCCTTGATACTTAATACGTGCAGGTATTTCATCACAATCAATTTCACCACCTAAATACATTCCATTTGAGTAGTTTCTCGCAGTTGGATAGATAGTAGATACATCCGCATTTCCTTGATTTAAGTAAGCAGGGTATTTGTTCGGATTAGCCATTAAATATAAGGTAACTCTCTCTGCGTAATATTGCGCCCTATTAATCGCCTTATCCATTAAGTATCTAATATCGTTTAAACTTGCTTGCTGACTGAACTCACTTGATTTAGTTGCCACGTTCTTATTTTGAAACTTAAAACTCAAATCTAACATAGACTCATAAACGCAATATTTAATCATTGTTGGTTGTACATAGGATTGTAATAAAACTTGATTATCTGCGCTAACAGAGTTCCCGCTTACTTGACTGATTAATTCATTATACAAAGCCGTTCCCAATAATGGTAGGATATAAATATTTTGAACCTCCTTAATAGTAGGTATCAATAACTTTGGGTCTACATTTTCGCTAATAACACTCTCTTGTTTTAGTGCTGCTTCCCCTATAAATAAGACTGTTGCATTTAACATATTACTTCTTTTTTACTAATACCGAACTCCATTGATGACGACAAAAAGGCAAGTGAATGTCTGTTCCTTTCACAGTCTGCCATCCGCCTCTTTTAGTCCAAACATTTCTATCTACTATACTACTTATTTTGTCAATTTCTGCACGAGTGTAAACTTTATTTAAATTTAATAACGCTCTGCAAAAATCTCTATTCTTGGAATCACGTGGGCCAGTATATTTGTACTTAACTTTGAAAGAATCCAACTCTTTTGAAACTCTATCTAATATAGAAGCCGATGGAGGAGGAGTTAATATATTCCAAGCACCTTCCGTAATTCCTAAGACTTTGTTTTTTTCTAAGTTTACTACTAACTCCTTAACTTTACTTTCGCTCAAACCCATTATTTTGCCGATTTCGGTTTTGCTTAACAAGGGATTCTTTTTAACTATATCTAATAACTCTTTTTCAACCTCTGTTGGCTCGTATATCTTAGCGAATAACTCCTTTTCATTGAACTCTAAATGACTTTCAAATTCGTAATGGTCATCGCTAAACGTAACTTTACGAGATTCAATCTCATCGTATAAATCTGCACTTTCTCCAAACTCCGCAAATATTCTTATCTCCTTTTCCCATTCTTGGCTACTCATTTGAACCTCTTGAACCTCAGGCTCAGGCGGTAAACCTGCCATTTCTCTCATCTCAGGTCGTGTAGCTATTTGAAGTAAAGTTTGCTCGGTGAAAGTAGGTTTAAACATCTCTAATGGCTTCACTTCAATTGTCGCAGTTGCTTTCGATTGATTAGCCAAATAAGTAAACAACACTTCAAAATGTTGCTGAATAGGCTTTACATAATTCTGTTCAAATAACTTAAAAGAATCAATCATCTCTGACCTTCCGCCCAATTGACCTTCTACTCTTATTCCAAAGAACATAGGCGAAGTTATCTTATGAGCTACGAATATTTCCTCTTGAACTTGCTTATTAAGTAAATCAAATTGCTTGTCTAATTCATTTGGTTGAATAGGAATAACTGTTGGCGCATTGTCAACTCTATCCGAAAAGTTTATAATCCATCTGCCCGCATTGTCTGTTCCTTTGTGCCTTCTATTTAATCTCCGAACTAAATCGTCTTTTTCGTCTTGTGTAGGCTCTCCATTGTTGAAGGATAAAATACCACCAAAGAAAAACTCATTGTGTAAATTACTTCTATGGTAATTAGCTATCTCTACATCACACTCTACATAAGGAATCGCACCAATATACTCAGGTAAAGGATAAGTAGCCGTTGCGGGTCTGTAATCTCTATAATAATAAATCTGAGTTCCTATCTTTTTTTCGGGGTTAAATACCTTATAAGATTTAGTCTTCGCTCTCGGGTCTACCCAATCATTTGAGAAATAAAACTCTGTGTTATCTACGTTTGAACGAATTTTAGAAAAGTCCATGTGGTAAATCTCGGCTATTGATTCGCCAACTCTATCCCAAATAATCTGTAAAGCATAACCACCATACAACAACTTATCTAAAATACACTTATTATAAATCTCGTCTAACGAATCGAATCTATTTGCGTTGGTAAATAAGTTCCAAGTTCCTTCCATCTCCAACCCCGCACCATATACATAGGTCTGTTTACCTGTTAAGATAGCGTTGTGTTTTGCCGACCTATTAAATAAGTCAACTAAATATAATGGATAGAGATTATCTGAGCCATAATTAACGTACTTTTTATTCTTCTCTTGATAGAACTCAGGTGTTTTGTATTTGTCAATGTCCATCCCTGCGAATTGTATTCTACTCATAAATTTTAATCTCGTTTGTTGGTAAATTATAAATGGTTAGGCTTTGCTCTGAATATCCATATTGAACGTTTCCTACCTCTAATATTATTGCACCTTGTGGCGGTGTTAAACTTGGTGTACTTAATTGATATGCAGTGTAGCTATAAAGTCCCTCGATAGGTAATAAGAACTCGCCATTATTATTGTTAGGATTCGTTTTAATAGTCCATACAAACTTATTATAACGCTCCTTATAGCTTGAAATATCAGTTGCCATAAAATATATCGTCTGATTCGTTTGAATCGAACTAAGCGCAAATAAATAGTAAGGATTGGATATTGTAGTTTTTTCCGTTAAGGTTAAAATCACATTATTTGCTCCATCTTGAAGTATTACCATATCTTTAAATATACTTTAGACTAAATATAATAAAAAAGGCTACCCGAAAGTAGCCTCTTAAAACACATTATTACAACTAACAAAAACTAAATCACTGTGAACGCTGACAATGCAGCTACTTGATCCATTGGATTCTTCTCCATACCAGTTAAAGCTAACTGATACCCTTGAAACTCGCCCATAGCAGCACCACTTAAAGCAGTTCCTCCCGAGCATTCTAATCCATAGGTTTCGCCTAACATAAAGAAAGTGCCATCGTGGGTTTCTACGATTACCACGTTTCTTCTCTTAGCTATTACCGCTAATTTGTTTCTTGTTGCTTGTGTTAGTTTAGTAAACTCTAAACTTAACAACTGAGTGTAGAACAAAGTTCCTACCTCTGCATTTGAATTGATTGTTTCGGTAAAGTTATTTTTACCTTGTGGCAATAATTCATAAGCATAGAAAGAGATACCGCTTACACTTGTAATTACTCCCGATGCGTTTGTTCCAAGTGTCATAGCACTCGGTTCTGCATTACCGAAGTAAACTTTTTTTATACCACCGATTGCGTCTTTGCAGTCAAGTGTATATCCTGATGTGATTGCACAACTCATTTTTTATCTCCTTAAATTAAAAATATAAGGGGAGATTTTCGCCTCCCCCTTTAATTACGCCAATGTGAATTTAACGATTTCCTCAGGGAATGCAATCTGCACACCTGCTTTGAAAGCTACATGGTATCTAACCTCCATTGCTTCTTTAGCGTAGAAAATTTCGTAGTTATCTTCTTCTCCAAGTAAGTCAGTTCCAAAGAAAACATTTGATAACTGCATTGCATAGATTCTGTTTGTAGAGTTCAAACCATTTACTCCGATAACTGTTAAGTTAGTACCTGGAATAACGATTTCAAAGTTACTTACTGAACTATCAGCATTGTAGTGGAACAAGTTAGCATTAGTCAACGCCATTTGGTATGTTCTAAAGTTGTTCATACCGATGAAGATTTTAGTATCTGCTTTACCTAACAACTCAACAGGCAATGCTCTGTAAACACCTTGCATGATGTTGATGATGTTGTTAACTGTGATTCCACCTGACACGCTATAAGGCGCACCTGTCATAAATCCTGATACGTTTGCTTCGATTACACCTGATGCTGCATCAATAATCTTGATTAAACCATCAAAACGAGCTAATGCTTGGTTAGTGCTTGAAGTGTTACCTTGCCAAACACCTAACTCTAATTGCTCAGCGATTAAACCTGACTTATACTCAGCATACTTTTGTTCGAAAGGAATTGAATCGTCTTTTGAACCACGTGGCAAAGTTAATTGAAGATACTTAGTGTTTAAGTCTTTAGGGCAAAGAGCCTCTTGAACTTTAATTGCAGCCACAGTCAAAGTACGACCTGAGAAGGTAGTAGTTCCACTTGCTGACCATCCACAAGAATCTGCTTGAAACACTGCATCAGTGTCCATAGTGTTAACTTGCTGTGTAGATTTAACTCCAATTTGAGGAGTAAATAAGCTAATAGACTTAGCACCAAAAAGGGCTTTAGTCAATAACTGGGTTTCATTTGCCTTAGTATAATTAGCTAAGGCGGTTACATTAAATGCCATAATCTTTTATTTGTTTTTTAAATTTTTAAGTGCTTGTGCAAAATCGTTTAATTTCTCAGTCTCTAATTCTTTAGAAACTTTCATTGAACTAAATAGGTTACCATTGTCAGCAGGTTCATCGCTTGGAGATTTAGCTATTTTGTCAACTACCTCTACTAATGAAGTAAAGGCTTCTTTTTGTGCGCTGATAGCTGACATAGCTTCTTCAATCTTTTCCTCTAACTTAACTTCGCCCATTTTCTTTTCTAATACTTCTATTTTAGCCATACACTCTTTAAGCATAGTGTTGATAGCTTCCATATCGTACTCTTTCTTTTCTTCTTTACCTAACTCAATTTCAACTTCTTCTTCTTCTTCTTCTTCCTCTTTCTTAGGTGTAATAGCGATTACTTTACCATCGGCAACAGTTACAATCTCGCCACTTTCTAATGTGTGGTCGCCATCGGGTGCAGGTATTTTACCTTCTTCGCTTACTATCATTAACTCTGCTCCTTCAAGTTCACCTTCCCAAGTTACAATAGTTACTCCATCAGCCAATTTGGCTTCTTTAAATTCTTGCTCAGGCTTTTCCATACCTAATGCAATTTTGATTCTTTTAATAGCTTCTTGTGCTTCCATGATATTAAATATTAATTTGATTTTTCGTTTTAATTTATTTTACCTTTTCTAAAATTGCTAAGATTTCGTCAAGTTGCTTATTTGCGTGACTAATCTTCTTTTCTATGAACTCTCCTTCAACTGAGAATCCATTGAATATGCCTGTTTTAATGTAGTCATCCCACACTTTGTCGTTATCTACTTTGCACGAAATAAACCAACTGCC